CACTTCAAGCTCAAGCTCGAAAATCGGCCATAGGTCTTCGGTGGTCAGCGCCGCTTTTAGGACGTGCCACAGTTCAAGGGTAAGTTGGGCATCGGCCTCGGCGTATTCACCGACGAAGAGCGCGGGGAGCTTGTGCAGCTCGGCCTTGGGGTCAACGCCAAATTCCTGCGCCGCCTCCCGCAACGCCGCTTCAGACTTCATCTTGCCAAGATAATCGTAAGCAACCTCGTTCAGTGCGTAACTGCGCCGATTCTCGTCGAGCAGCGGCGTCGCCAGCATGGCGTCTATTANGTTCCCGGAGAGCTTGATGCCAAGGTGCCGCAGCCAGCCAACGTCGTAACTGGCATTGTAAAAGATCTTGTCGGCGGGGTGCTTGGCTATCTCTCTCTTAAACCATCGTAGGACGATGGTTTTGTCGAGGTTGCCGCCTCCCTCGTGGCCAAAAGGAAGGTAGGCCTTGAACCCTTCGTATGCTATCGCGATCCCCACCACGTCGCCATGCCCGGTCGGCCATCCTGGCCCATGGGTCTTGAGCCGTGGATCGCGCGTCTCCAAGTCGATTGCGATCTCCTTTATGCTCGACGGGGTTTCTGGCAGCTCTTCGACTGGTGCCCATTCCGTTTTCACTCCCCATGTTGGTCGCTTCAAGTTGGTTTTCACTTTCTTTTCCTAGCATCCTCTTCCGCCTCGGCCTGGGCGCACTCCAGGGCCACTGCGGCGTATCCGGCNCCGTCGATGTAGTTATCTTCGTGCAGCACCCCGAGCTTTCGCCTAGCAATCTTTAGCAGCTCCATCATGTTCGCCACGTCCTCGGCAGTGATGCGGTGCTTGTTATGCATATAGGCGTCCCACAATCTGGCGATGTTCTCGTGATTCTTGGCGACGCTCCCGTAGCTGTTGGCGCGAGANGTTTCAATCAGGCGACCCGCTTCTTGGAGTGCCTTCTTAGCGTGGTTCGCGGTCATCGTTGAGGCTCCTTTCTTCGATTGGAAGTCCAATTTTTGTTGCGTATTCAATGCCTTGCCTCATGCCGCCCGAGATCCCCAGGTCGGTGTAAACGGCGCATAGGTCGGCGACCGCGTACCAGCGGAAGGCGCGTTGTAGACCAATCGCTCGCTGGAACGGCGCATCGTCATCCAGTACCTGGGGGTACAGTAGGTGCGGGGCGAAAGGTGCCTCGGCAAGCAATAGGGAATCCCGGAGGCATCTTCTGGCGTAGGCGAGATGCGCCCTGTCGGGCGCGCTAGGGTTCTCGGCGAAGGGGCTTTCGATGATGACCCGCGTTGCCGGTGTCCGGTGCGGCCCCCAAACGGAATCTGGCACGGCGTGAAGGTGCGAGGTCATAGCGCCCATCCTCGTTGGGCGTCGTCGGGCATCTTGAGCACAAGGTTCTCCTTNGCGCGGGTAATGGCAACATATAGCACGCGCTGAGCATCGTCTGGGTGCCGCTCCATTTCCTGGAGCGCGCGTGTTGATAGGTCAAGATAGACTAGTACGTTATCGGCCTCTCCGCCCTTGGCTCCATGTATTGTGCTTAGCTTAATCTTGGGCGGCTCGAACAGGTTCACGCCGCGATTGAGGAGAGCCGTGGCGTAGGCTCGGTCCTCATCGCCAATTCGGTCCAGGACTACGTCCCAGTCCTCGGCCTCGGTTCTCAGTCCAAAGTGCTCGCGCAGTGTTGACAAACTGAAGAGGTCTTGCTCGTTCGCCGAGGAGAGCCGCTTCTTTGCCCCCCGCGCCAGCTTCTCCCCGCTGGAAATGTGNTTGAATAGGTTCACGGCCTCTTTGTGCGAAAGCTCGTGTGCGGGATCTTCGTGCAGATGTGTCCAGGAGCTGATCGCGCCGCGTATGTCGGCCTTGAGCGAGGCAGTTCCCCGTCGCTCGAAATACTGGCCCGTCGAAACAAGGCGCTCCGAGAGTTCGTCTAGCATGTAGTTCGCTTGCGCCAAGATCAGCCACTCGGCACCATTAAAATCCAGAGTATGCGGATCGTAAATCTTGTGCACGGACCCCTCGGCGGCGCGCGGTAGCCAGTGCTTTTTCTGCCGGTGCCGAATGTGCGAGGAGACGGTCTCTGCCAGCATGTGGACTTTTCTCGGTATCCGGTAGGACTGCGTCAGTGTGTCAGACCCGCCGGGGAGTGAAATAAAGCGGTTGATATCGGCACCTGCCCACCGGTAAATCCCCTGGTCGTCGTCACCGGCTACGAACATGCGGTCAGCGCGGTCGCCTAGATGATGCGCGACCGTCCACTGTAGCGGCGTTAAGTCCTGCGCCTCGTCCAGGAAAACAACCCGGAAAAATGGCAGCCGCTCCGGCTTCTTCGACAACGCCACCATCATGTCTGTGAAGTCTTTCAGGCCGTGCATTTCCTTGAATCGCTGGTACTCGGTATAGATGTGAGTGAACTCGTAGTATGGCATCTCCAACTCAATGGCGTTGTAAGCGTAATGCTCTCCGCGCAGCGAGTTTCGCGCGAGGTCGATGGCGCGCATGATTGGGTCATTGCTTTTCAGCAGTATGAAGCCGTCGTCTGCAATGTTCTCCGCGCCGCTGCTCGACAGGTCGATGCCAGTTTCGGCACCAAATTCTCTGAGGTTCGCCGGATTCAGAACGTCCGCCGAGGTCATCCCCAGGACCTGGAAGGCCAAGCTGTGTAGGGTGCGGAAATAGAGCAGATCCTTTTTGGGGTCTAGATTAAAGCGCGCCGCTGCCCGGTCGCGGGCTTCGTGCGCGGCCCGCCGGGTGAACGCAAAGTAGCCAATGTCGTTTGGTGCCATCCCCCCGCGTAGTAGGTCGTCTACTTGGTTCAGTAGCCGCGTTGTCTTGCCGGTGCCCGGGGGGCCAAAATATCTGAACATCAGTCGGCTCGCAGAATGATGTCGAGGTCATAGCCAAGGGTATCGACGATGCGCTCCACCTTGTTGATGGAGAGCTGCCGCCCTCTCTTGGGATTCTCGTAGTCGGCGATAGTGCGCTGCGATAGCCCGGTGTATTGGGCCAACTCCTTTTGAGTGAGCCGCGCCTCTTTGCGAAGCTCCCGCAGCAGGTCATGCCAAAGCGTGGGGTCATGCGGTTTCATCAGAAAGGCACCTCATCATCATGGAAGCGGGTTTCGAAGTCGTCGCCGTCAATCTTCGCGAACGCGGGAATCGACCAGCAGCGGACAATTCTCCCCTTGATTCGGAACCGTTGAGATTCCCCGCCAATGTCGCGGAGACGTTGCGCAATCCTATTTGATCGATAGTCAAGAAATTTGTTTCGCTTGAGGAAGGATTCGAAATCCTTGAGCCGGAAATAAGTGCGGCCCGTTTCCTCGTCGGTCCACGGGCGGCGCAGCAGGATTTCCTCTTTGTCTATGGCGGACTGCATGTGCGTTGAGAAGTCCTCCAGCAGATCATAGAACTGGCCGCGAAGGCTCGTATCCTCCGAGGCGGCGATGCAGGCACCTTCAGTATCTAGCATCGTGCGCAGCAGCACGTTGATGAGAGATTCCCAGGCCTGCCTGGTCATGGTTCGCGGCATGTAGTTGATCTGCTCCAGGCAAAGCAACTGAAAGCGATTCTGGCGCTGAAGGCCCTCGGTGTCTAATTCGACGGGACTGCCGTTTACGTCCAAAAACCAGAGCGGCGGCTCGTGCCCATACTTGCGCAAGTTGGCTACGGTCGGGGTGTTGGCACCGCCGCCGACACCGTGCTTCCGGCCTCGGCACTGGTCCTTGTTGCAGTAGCCTCGTACCGGCTGGTCCTCGCACCTGTACTGGTAGTCCTTCTTTTTTAGTTGAGTGGCCACGACATTGACCTCTGGAAGGTCAAGGGGCGGCTCCATGATCGTCTGATTGTGCTCCAAGATGCGCGTTTCCCAGTCGTCAGGGAANGCCTTTCGGAGGTAGACGCCAAGGTTGAAGAGGCCGTTGTTTCGCGTGCCCTGGGGGAACCCCTGTCGGATCAGTGCCTGAAGGCACGGTGGCCCGTCCGGCAGCGTGCCGTCAACGGCGGTTGATGGTTGCGTGAGGAGGGTGTCGAGCTGGTCCTCTGAGATGGCTGCGGATTCTGCGTAGTCGAGAAACTCGTCCAGTGTGGCGGCGCTGCCGTCATTCTTTATGGCGTATCGCAGGCCGTTCTCGGCGTCAAAATATGGCAGATTCAGAAAGTTGCCGTTATCGCCGCGCTCCAGTACCAGTTTGATTTGTTTTGGAAATATCTCGCAATCGCCGTAGCCGATTTCCGAGGCTATTTCCTTCAGGCGATTTTGCAGTTTTCCCGCTGGCACGGCAGCGGTGAGAAAGAGATATAGATGTCCTCCCCCGGATTTGCTACGGCAGACCACCAACGGTAGCGCCAGCTTGTCGAGCCGCGCGACGAGGGAGGTGAGGTCCAGGGGATAGCGGTCGATGTCGAGCGCCCCCCACCGGCACTCGTTCTTCTCGTCTATAGGGACAACGCCGATAGACGATGTACCGTCGAGGTGCGCGGTAAACGTAGCCGTGGTCCGTGGTTCGTGGACGAATTTATACTTTCCGGTTTGCTTGCCGGAGGGGTCTCGTCCGGTTAAGTCCACGGCCCCATATGCCCGGTTAAGTCCCGGGAATAGGCGCGCGAATCGTTCTGTGCTTGTGCCAGGCATCTGGAACAGGTTGAGGGGAGGAGTGCCCTCCCCTCACCCCCCGTTAAAACGGTATGTTTTCGTCGTCGTCGGTGCGGTCCTCTTCGCGGACATGCCGCACCTTGACTTGACCCGCTACGATGCTTTCGTGGAACTGCCGGGCTTCGGCGTACAGGGCCGGGTCCTTGATGACTCCTTCTTTTGTCACGGCCCAGCCGTACCAGGAGCCGTTTTTGTTCTCTTCTAGCGCCGTGGTTAGACGCCAAATGTGGCTGAACCTTGGCGGCACGAAGAGGGCACCCCTCGAATCTTGCATCTTGGTGGCCTTCATGGCCGAGTTCCACTGCCTGCTCTTTTTCAATTGCGTGGACTTCATGGGCAAGAGGGCCTGTTGGGTCATCCCCTCGTCGTCGAACACCAGTATATAATGCTGCGCGGTCCTTTCCAGATAACGGCCACCGCCGTCAACCACGTAGTCCTTGTTATCTTCCCCGCGCTCTGTCGCGGGCAGCTTGTCACCAGCGGAGTAGATGGCGAATGGAGCGCCACTTCCCGTGCCGCGAGGCTCCCACTCAATGAAAGTTAGCGAGTAGGCGCAGTTGACGACACGTATTCCCTCCGAGCCGGAGACCCGCTCCTGGGTTACGGAGTTGTAGATGTCGCCGGGTTTGGCGTCGGCGTGGTCGTCTAGCTCGGGGCTGACTTTTTGCAAGGACTTAATCATGGGCATGGCGAGATCACCCTCGCCCAGATCAGTTACACCTTGGCCCGCCGCTTGGGCGAAGGCGTCCGCGTCCAGCACGGCCACTTCTGTTTTCTTGCGCTTCGCTACTGCCTTTGCCATGTCAATTTCCTTTTCGCTTGAGGACGGCCCTGCGGCCTATGAAGGATGTGATGGAGTCTGGCGCGGTGCTGCCCGACTCTACGAGTTCGCGGAGCCATCCGCGCAGGGTGGCGGANTCCACCTTCTCGCCGAGGTTGAACGAAAGCCCGAGCGCATGACACGCGCTTCTTAGCTCGCGCGCCTGTTCCTCCGCCGCGTCGCGATCCAACACCACGGAGAGAGTAAGTTTGATTAGATCCCCGAAGCCGTTGGCCCGGAGCCACGCGAAAGCCTCCTCGCGACTGTCCTTGGGGATAGACGCGGAGTAGAACTGCTTGACCGCGATCTCGCTGCCGTCGCGCATGACAACCTTTTCCATGCCGACATCTTCCAGCGCTTCCGGGAGCCGCTCGTCGGTGATCGTTCTCAGTTGCTTCTGTTTAGCCTTGAACACGGACTCGGCATCCGCCACCTCTTGCTCCAACGCCGTGACCTCTCCGGCGAGGCGGCTAATTTTGTCCAGGGCACCGCCCTGGAGCTGGTCGATTCCCGATGGGGCATCTCCCCGGTCACCCGCCATCTCTTCTAATAAGTCATTCATCGTTCACCNTTTTCTCGGTTCATGCATCGATGGTTGACATGACCACCAGCGGCAGATATATAGGACTCATCCTTCGATGACAAGGGAAATCTGGTGGCGTTTCAATTTTTTTCTGAACCCTATGCACACCAACGCAAGGCGTTCGAGGCAAGCGTGGCGCTTCCCGGCTATGCCCTGCTCATGGACATGGGGACCGGCAAGACCAAGGTCGTCATAGACACCGCCGCCTCCAATTTCCTGGACAAGCGTATCGACCTGCTCTTCGTTATCGCGCCGAAGAGCGTGGTCACCAACTGGCCGGGGGAAATCGAGAGGCACTTATCTCCGAGCATCCAGCGGAGGATTGTCATTTGGAATCCCAGCCTGACTCAGGCTAAGCGGAAGGAGCTTCAGGAGCTTAGCCGGGGTGCCAATAGCGAACTCAAGGTTCTGCTGATGAACGTCGAGGCGCTCAGCACGCGAAAGGGTGTGGAAATCGCCGAGTTCTTCGTGGGCAAACACCGCACGTTGATGGTGGTAGACGAATCCACAACCATCAAGAACCGCCGCGCCAAGAGAACGAAAGCGATCTGTCGAATCGGCAACCTCGCGACGATGAAGCGAATCCTGACCGGGTCTCCTGTGACGAAGAGCCCGATGGACCTGTACAGCCAAATGGAATTTCTGGACCCCGGCATTCTTGGCTTCCGGAGCTTCTACGCTTTTCGTGGTCGCTACGCCGTGGTCGAGCGCCGCGTGCTGGGTTCGCACTCGTTCGACCATATTGTCGGGTTCCGCAGACTGGACGAACTGACGCAGAAGCTCCAGGCTAATTCCTATCGTGTGCGTAAAGAAGACTGCCTGGACCTCCCGGATAAGGTCTACATGCTGCGTCGCGTCGAGCTGACGAACGAGCAAAAGGCGGCATATGGACAAATGTCCGAGCTGGCACTAGCGCGCCTCGAAAGCGGGGAATTTGCGACGACCAAGAATGTGTTGACGCAGATCTTGCGGCTTCAGCAAATCTGCCTGGGTCATCTGACCGATGACGAGGGAGAGGTTCACGACCTGCCGTCCAATCGGCTCGGCGAGCTTCTGGACATCTGCGACGAGATACAGGGCAAGGCAATCATATGGGCGACATGGTCGCGCGACATTCGCTCGATTGCCGAGGCCCTGCGCGACCGCTTCAGCGTACAAGCGGTTGCAACGCTCCACGGGGAAACTCCGGGTCACGAGCGACAGCATATCGTGGAAACATTCCAGGATTGTCACTCCGATTCAAGGTTCCTCGTGGGGCACCCCAAAACCGGCGGCTATGGGCTGACGCTGACGGCGGCAGCCACCGTCATCTACTATAGCAACAGCTATGACCTGGAGCTGCGATTGCAGTCGGAGGACCGCGCGCACCGCATAGGGCAGACCAACAAGGTCACGTATATCGATCTGGTTGCGCCCAACACGGTAGACCAGAAAATCGTAGGCGCGTTACGCGATAAGATTTCGGTGGCGGATCATATATTGGGGGAGGAGGCCCGGAAATGGCTGGTGTAGTGGCTCACGCAACTATTTGGCGCGGCTTGCAGCCAATGGACATGATGCCCTTGGACCCTGAGTTTATTAGGCCACCCTTGTTGGCGAAGAGAGGTATCCCAAGCTGGTCCAAGTTCGCTAAGGTCTCCCGGTTTGGTGCGCCGCTGGGCGGGGACGCTGCCGCGAACTGCTGTGGGGGCGGGGACGCTCCTGCGAACTGAAGCGGATTTGCGCTGTCCAGCGTGGACCCGGAAACAGTTTTTCTATATCCCCCAGAGTAAGGGTCAGGAGCACGGGGAATTTGCACGGAAGACTGTGGTGCCACGGGGGTAGTTGCCGGAGCATTCTCTATCTCATAACGAATTTTATTGTCTTCGTAAATAAAAGGTGGGCCTTGTTGGTAGTCTGTTTCTA